AGCAGTGCTCTGATCGGCAGCAGTAGCAGCCTCAGGGTCTGTTTCATCATCATCTGCATGAGCCTCCATTGGCTGATGTAGATCGAGCTGGTCTTGCAAGCGATCTGAAATCCAATTGATTGGATCACCATCGCGGGCCTTGGCAACACCATAGGGCATTTCGTCAAAATAGTATTCATAAAGTGCATCATAGAAATCTGGAAAATCTGAAAGGTCTTCGCCCTCCTTAAAGGCTTTAACCGCTTCGGGGTAAGCATCAAGAATGGCGTCAAGACCTGAGCTGTTGCTTTCCTTGATTTCAACCCCGGCTTTTTTCAATGCCGCAATAGCTGTGTCATCAAGTTCTGCAGAATCTAATTCTAGTTGTCCCTTGTTGTTGAATTTGACATCAGTGGTAGTGCCAGTTTTGGCAAATTTAGTTTTGCCAGCAGTACCAGCCGCTGTAATAGTTCCCACAGTACCAATGTCTTCGCTGAATTGACTTTGGCGGAGAGTATTGGCTGCATGGCGCACATAGTACACTGAGCCGTTGCGTGTGATATAGTGTGGTAAACGCTGACTGTCACCGCTCATGAATTCTGTGCCTGCCACTGGAATACGAGTTACACGATTTTCCATGTCATATAAAATATAGCTCTTACCGTCTTGACTGACTCTTGCTTGGTCATAGATCTTGACGCTGCTGGCACCTACTTGTTGACGAGCACTTTGACGAGCAGCATCTATACGAGCTTGACGATCTACATTGGCCTGTGCGTCCCATGTTCTGCGCTGTGTTTCGCGCTCAAAGTCACGCTGGCGAACACGCTCGCGATAGTTGGGACTAAAGATATCACTGAGCACTGAACCCACGCTGTGATTAAGTCCTGGATAGTGTGGATTTGCACCACCTTGTGCTTGTGCTGAAGCACCGCCCATGGCAATACCAGCTGCCATTGCGGCTGGAATAATCTTCTTGGCCACATGTCCAAGAATGCTTTTGGCGTCCTCGCTGAGCCGACCTTCTACAATGACGATAGCGTCAATGGGGTCTTGGTAGCGTTTTACCTGCTCAAGGATAACGCTTTCATGCAGGCTACTGCTAATCTGCTTGACTACGCGGCCTTCATGTACTAGTTGGATTCGAATCATGATTTCTTTTTCCTGTTTTAAATTGTTTAAGATTGTGTTGCGACCATTTTCTGCAATGTAACGCTGTGTCCATTGCTCGGCGATAGCCAAGCATTCTCTAATGAAATTTGCATCCTCATCAGTGATGCCTCTGCTGCCGCGGCCTCCGCGGCTGCGAATACGCTTGAGTTCATTGTAGGCAGCAACAATGGTATTTAGAGTATTGGTCAACTGTTTGATATTATGAGCAGCACCACGAAAAGCACCACCATGATTGCCTTCAAGGTCTGCTGCCAATGCGCGAGCTTCTCTGCGAGCCTTGTCTCTTAGACCTGCAAGACTATAACGACCTGCACCGCCCAGAACCAACACTTCAGAAGCATTCATTGGATCTTCACGATCCAAACGATAGATAACGCTATCACTGTTTAGGGTGTGTGCCTCCGCTATACCTTTTGCTCGTGCTTCTTTTTCCAAGTCTAGTTTACGTTGACGAATTGCCTCTTGGTCATGACCTGGTTCGCGTTCTAAGTCTTGCAATACTCGGCGCTTTGCATCTAGGTCTTCTTTGCCTTGAAGTGCTGTTTCCGCCACACCTTCCTGCAGACCCGGAATAGGATGTAGCCCTTTGGGGATCTCGCCTGTCCAGTGTTGTGTTCCAGGGTGCTCTGGCAAATCGCGCATGGCATTGGGTTCGGCTAAGTCACATGACTTTGTGTGATGTAAAAAGATTGTACTGCCGCAATCGTAGCAAGGATAGGCATCAAAAGGATCTTGGCCGTCATCTCCGCCCGTTGAAAATTCATTCAAGGAGCCTTTCGCTAGACCTTTGTTTATTCTATTCAATTCATAGTGAACTTTATTACCAGCATCGGCCCTAAATGCTTTAAACCCTAATGCTTTAGCATAACGCTGAACCAATCTATCATACAAATTAGCACGACTTTGTGTTTTTTGTCCAGGTTCAACTTCTTTGCTGGCTGAAAAGATTACGCGGTTAGGTTTATATTTCTTAATAAATGTTCGAATAGCAACTAATACTGTAGCAAATATTCTCTGTGCGTCACCTTCGCCTGTTACTGCTTGACTGTCATTTCTATAAAATTCAACACTCCAGGCTTCTTCCCCTTCTTCATTTGCGTCTAGGTTAAACATGATACTTAGATCATCACCATTGGGTATTTCAGCGTAGGCTGTTACCTCATCCATGTCTAGTTCTGGATACCATTTTAGTTTGTAGGGTTGGTCAAAGGCTTCTTCTAACTCTTGTGCTTCCGCCACACCTTCCTTGTAAAATTGTTTTGCAGTATAGTGTCCTTCAATTTTTTTTGTTCTGGTATTGACAATATGATATTCTGTGTTTGAGTTTACTTCTTCTGACGCTAAGTCTTCTACAACTTTTAATGCTTCTCTCTTAGACAACATTTTAGTAGACACATCTTTTCCATTGATAAAGACCTTATAAACTCGACGATCGTATAACATTAGATCTTCATCGCCTGCCATTGAATCTTTCCAATTTCCATCTTGCGTTTTGGTTTCCTTGCCATCCAATGATTTAGATTTACTCCCACCTAATTTGTCGCCTATTGTTGAACCTACTATTCCGCCTGCAATCGCACCAGCGGCTGGCATTCCTATCATTGCTCCTAATTTAGCACCTGCCAAACTGCCCACGGTCGCTCCGGCAATACCAGATTTCCAGCCCTCCGCCACAGCATGGCTTTCATAAACTCCGCGCCCAATATAGCTGGCACCCGAATCTGCTCGTTGCCCAACAGCACGACGAGCATTTTTTCTTCGAGCTCTGCGTGTACGGCCTGCAACAAACAAAGGATAGGCTACAGACGCAATATCCCCAGATGTAGTGGAGGCAGCGTCGGCTTCTTCGGTGGTAATGATCTGTCTAACTCGCATGAAGTATTTATTCTTTTGGCAACACTAACTGACTACTTTACTTATCATAATCGTTAGTGTTAATATTCCGGGCCAATGGTTTTAAATATATGTATATTATCAACAGGAGACCCATGATGGGAGAATTTCTAAAATTAGTAGCCGAAGTTGGCTTTCCTATTGCGGCTGCTATTGCCGCAGGCTATTTTGTATTTTTAACACTGAAATTTATTCTAGCTGGTGTCACCAGTAGTGTCAATGGCATCAAAGGCATCATTGGTGCCCTGGACAATCGTGTTAAAACCATGAATCATGATGTGATTCGCATTGACACAGTGGTTTCAAATGCACTGGGTCTCAAACCCGATGTAGACCGTATTGCAAGAGCAGACGGTAAAAATGACGCTCGTCGCGACTAACACATGAACACCAGTCTGCTGTTTGAAGCATTTATGGTGTTTTATTTGATTGAGTGTGCTGTATTGATTTCAGTTGCTTATTGGTATTATCAAGAGCCCAAGACAATTGAAAAGAAAATATGGGATCCTTGGGGTGTTTGGAAAGAAATAAAATGAAATTATTTGAAAACAAATATGACAAATATGACCAGTGGTGGAATAATTTGCCCAATCACACACAGGAATATTTAAAATCGCAGCCAATTTGGCATAACAATGATTTACTCAGAGCTGGATTAATGGGCTTGGCCATGGGATTTTTTCTTGGGGCGGTGATATTCTAATGCTGTACGTTGACTACAACTGGGACCTAACACCCACTGCCATGATACCCGACCCTGAGTTAAATACCGACAGGCTGCATTGGCAAACTGGAGACTTTTGGAAAGTGGTTGAAATTGCCGACGATCGCAAGGCCTTGGTAAAAGTTGATTCACTTACAGCCATGGTCACTGAACAGGCTGTTGAAATAAAAGAAAATGTCAACAAACTCTATCAATTTGCTGTGTACACACGCAGTGACGAGTTTGTTGAAATAATCGATTGGATCAGACGAAATAATATTCGTGCTGAAGTGCATTTAAATCGCACAAGATTTTGGATTCCCTATGGTCCAGAATTACTGGAATTTTTATTAACCTGGGGATCTGTTTGTCCACGAGTCGACGATGAAACTGATCATGCGCTAGGTACCAGGTATTAAGGAGCAATAAAATGGATGTAGGCAATATTGCTGAAATGATTAACAAGTACGGATTTCCTGTGATCGCCGCCGGCGGCATGGGCTATCTGGTATACTATGTGTGGATTTGGGCCACCAAGGAAATCAAGCCCGTGTTGGGAGAAGCCAACACCACGCTGATCGCTCTCATTGACCGCATTCGCATGTTGGACAACGATCTTATTCGTCTGCAACAAAAGGTCAACACTACCCTGCACCTGCGTGGCAAGATCATTGAAAGTGAGCGTGTGCTAGAAGCTCAGAAAGTGGACAGCGAAGCCGACGCCAAATTCAAGCGAGCTGTCAGCGAAGAAGACAAAAAGACTGCCGGCGAAGGTTAACCGACTACACTCAATGGGCCCGATAATCTACACCCTTCTCGTCACGCATCTTACCATAATTTGTGTTACACTTTACCTACATCGCAGCCAAGCACACAGGGGAGTCACATTCAATCCTGTAGTAGCACACTTCATGCGCTTTTGGCTATGGCTAACAACTGGCATGGTTACTTGCCAATGGGTGGCAGTACACCGCAAACATCACAGATTCACTGAAGCCAATGGCGACCCACACAGCCCACACGTGTATGGCTTGTGGCAGGTGTTGTTTGGTGGTGCATTTTTATATCACACAGCCAGCAAAGACTTGGCGATGGTCGAACAATATAGTGCCGGCACTCCTGCGGATTGGATAGAACAAAAACTATATACTCCGCACAGTCGCATAGGTATCATGCTTATGTTGCTGATTGACATTCTGCTATTTGGTGCCTGGGGCTTTGTAGTTTGGGGTATTCAAATGATATGGATACCATTTTGGGCCGCTGGTGTCATCAACGGCCTAGGACACTGGTGGGGATATCGAAATGGCGAAACTCGAGATCAAAGCAGGAACATTAGTCCCTGGGGCATTCTTATTGGCGGTGAATGTCTGCACAATAATCATCACCTTGAACCCGGCAATCCTCGTCTCAGTCGCCGCTGGTTTGAATTTGATATAGGCTGGCTTTATATACGCCTGTTATGCATTTTCAAATTGGCTCGGCTTCGAGTCCAATAAAGAAAAATTATCCGCAATGTGCTGCCACACGCCCTGTGGGCTTTTTGTGTGTGACCATACCAGCTGAGCACTCACAGTAATTCTCCTGCCGGGCCCTTGCAATACCAAGTGTGGTCTATTTGTTCGCAACAACGCACTGGGCACAGAACTAGCAGTTTCAAAGTCAAAATCTGGACATTCTGCCCAGGTTTTTCGTCCTTCTGCTAGATCTTGATACCAAGGCACATTCCACTGATTGTGATAAACGCCAGCGGCTTCTCGTTTGTATGGTACAAGATCTGTTACCGGCACATTCCACCAGCGAATAATGCCAGGACTGCTGGCCAACTCGTAGTAGCTTAGTCGAGCTTCTAACATGACACTTTCGCCTGACGGTAAACGAGTACCGTCCACATGCGGACTTAGATTTTCACCATTGGCTCCGCTGACAAATAAAGTAAAATTACGGCATTCAATGCCCAATGGTTTTAGAAATTCATTGGTATTTTGGTGCGTGAGCGGGAAAAATCGTTTAACATCAGCCGCTGGGCTCATTAATTCACGATTGCGAGCTGTTTGTTCTTGAAAATTCTGATCTACATATTGAAGGAATTTCTGTTTTTCACTGAGCTCAATGCGTAGGCTCACAGGATAAAAGTATTCCTGGTGAGCCACTGCCGCGCTGTAAGGGTCCGGTCTTGACAGATTCTTTGTGCCCATTTAATTTTGAATTTTACTTGTCAATACTTTATAAGCCCGTTCCATGTTAGTAATATATTCAGCCTCGTCGTCGGTTATTTCAATTCCAAATGCTTCTTCCCAGGCCATGATTAATTCCGCTACATCCAGGCTGTCAATGTCCAATTCTCTAAATTCAGTGTGAATATTGTCAACTTCGACGCCAAAGCATTCATGTACTATCTTATTGATACGAATTTCTACATCAGTAAACTGTTGTGGCATAGATTTATCTCACTTGCTTGTGGCTCTATAAGTACCGTCCCAGTTAGGCGGGAGGCCTTCATTCATGCGTTCCAGCATATTTTCATAATAGTGGCGCAATTCGTTGTCTTCTTTGATCAGCTTTTCACAGGCTCGAATGGCTCGTGTCCAGTCGCCTCTGTAGTATGCTGTCAAATATATATCGTGCTGAGTGGGGTTTGTCTTGCCCAAGGTGTAGATTTTCACGCCCTGTGTTTTGCCTTTTACAGCAATGCAATCCAGCTCGACCACAGGATATTCATCTCGCACCAACTCTGCTGTGCGCTGTCCTAGAACAATTTTGACACCATACGGCTTAGACTGGCCCTCGAGTCTTGACGCCAAATTAACACCGTCGCCAAGGCAAGTGTAATCAAAACGCTGATCGCTACCCATATTACCCACAACAACGGAGGCAGTATTAATGCCAAGACCCATACCAAATGCTGGTATACCTTCTGCTGTAACTTCTCGATTAAATTCATCCAGGCTTTCCATCATTTCTAAAGCAGTCTTTACTGCCATGTGTGCATGACGAGCTTCATCAAGCGGCGCATTCCAAAATGCCATTTGTGCGTCACCAATATATTTGTCCAGTGTTCCGTTGTTTTCAATGATCTTGGCTGTCATTGCTGTCATATAACGGTTCATAATCCGAGTAAGGCCTTGTACATCTCGGCCATAGTGTTCGGAGATTGTGGTAAACCCACGCACATCGGTGAACATGATTGACAGCTCGCGCTCATCACCGCCTAGTTGTAGCAGTTCAGGATTCTTTTGCAATTTGGCAACCAAGGCTGGACTTAGGTAAGTGCCAAACTGTTTCTTGATCTGTTGCTTTTGCTTAAATTCAATCACAAACCTAGCAAACAATGCATGTCCATACAGCAACACCGCCGCAAATACCAGATAGTACATGTCCCAGAGCTGACTGTAACTGGACCACAGATACAGTCCGCCCTGCACAATGACAGTGACCAGACCAGCCAAGACCAGGATGGCCGCCCAGAACGGTACACGGGGTATGGCAAAAATAACAATGGCTGCAATCAGCACAATGCCCAAGAGTTCTGCAATGTTTGACCAAGCAGGACGAGTTGGACTTTCGCCGTCAATAAGAGTTTGGATAGCCTGTGCTTGTAGATTGTGTGCCCAGGTTTCACCACGCGGCGTAGCAATGATACCGCCAAGTCCTTCCACAGCCAGTCCCAGCACTACAATTTTACCTTTGAGGTCAAGGTCTCTGCGACTGAGATCTCCAAGCTCGTAGCTTTGAAATTCTTTGTTCCAGCGTAGCCATATGCGACCATTGGCATCAGTGTCTATAATAGGCTGTCCGGCAATGCGTACTTTTTCTACTCCGGCTTCAGTCATCTTCATTTGATAGCTTTGCTCGCCAGTGTAAACACGAAGTGCTTCAAGCGGCAAACTTGGGTAGTATTCTTTGTTGACTGTGACAACAAGCGGCATACGGCGCACAACTCCATCCACTTCAGGGGCCGCAACAGTGGTGCCAACACCACGAGCACTTGTAGCCAGTTCGGGTCGTGGACTCAGTGCGCCTGGCCAGTTGTACAACCAAATATAAGGATCACCGCCCATGACAGCAACGCCGCGACGAACAGCGTCGGGCTTTTTGTTTTGTGTAGTTGGAGTTTGTGCAATAACACTGGGGGCTTTATTCAAAGCCTGTGCTAGTTCAGTGTCACCGCCTAACCTGTCTTTTTCTGTCATGAGAATGGGAACAACAATGGCGCCTGCATCAAGTTCTTGTATGCGCTCGATGACCTGTGCTATTTCTCTGCGGTCCCAAGGCCATTGACCAAGTCGTACCATACTGGGCTCGCCAATGTCAATGATCACAACTTCGTCACTGGCCGTGACTGTTTCACTGCTTAACAAAGTATCAAAGCCCTTGAGCTGTAGACTCTGTACTGCGGCTGGATTATAGACCTTGAGCCAAATTAACAAAGCGGCAGTAACAGCCACCCAGACCACGCTCCATACACTGGGTATCATTTTTAAATACTTTTTCATCAATATTCACCTCGCTAGAATAATTGTAACGGAACTACTTAGCGAAGTCAAATCTAGGATCACTGGCCTTGGTTCACAGTGATTTTGGCACAGCCTCCAGCAGTGGCACAGTTGCTGGTAATAGAGTAGAACTGTTGGGTGCTGCCACTTTGGGTCAGACTTAGTTCCTGGGCCAAACCGCTTAGGTTAACTTGGGCCATGTGACTGGCGCTGCCTTGTTGAAGTATATCAACATTTTTGTTGCCACCACTGAGTGCGACTTCGGCATAATGGCTACCAGAATCTTTTTGTTGAATGGTCAGAGTGTTGTTGCTGTTGTTAACTGTGGCAAACACTCCCTTGGATCCGCCTGTGCTTTGCTGAGTTATGTTCACTGAGTTGTTGCTGCCAAATACATTCAACTCAGTGTAGTTTACCTGTGTGTTGACTGTACCGCTTTGTGTGATGTTTATGGTGTTTGAAGAACCATTGCCATAGTATTCGGCATAGTTCTGACGAGTACCTGTTTGCTGTACAGTGATGGTGTTCATGTTGCCAATCTGTTCAACATAGACCTTGCTGTCGTTGGTTGTGCGTCCGGTAAATGCCGAGACCTTTGATACATTGGTTGCATTGGCACTGAATGGTGCAGAACTGCCGCCACAGCACAAACTGCCTGGGTTGCTGACTACGGTACCAGAAGAAGTAGATGTGGTTGTGTCATTGGCATCGTAGATGAATGTGATTTCAGCTATCTGCATACTGTCACAGTTTAATCCGCAACCGTCACCAGATTTAGTGGTTGGAAAGAAGATGTAGTAGAAAGCATAGGCTGCTGAATTGGTAACAGGTATTGTTGGGCTGGTCCAAAATCTAGTTTCACTGAGACTTAGAGCGCCATCTTGTATCAGTGTCCAGTTGACGCCGTCATTGCTGCCATATAACTTGTAGCTGGTGGGATCGCGACCACTGAAGTCATTGGCAGTGGTAAGAGTAAAACCTGTGACCGCGCGACCAGCGTTGAGTTTTACAGTTACACCAGCGTTCTTTTTATCAAAGTTAAGGTACTTGGTATTGGGATTATTATCAAAGGCATTGGCAGCACCTTCTCCGGCTGGGCTGTTATTGCTGGTTGGATAATGATTAGTGATATACACAGGCGCATTTGCTGTAACGCCGCTGTTGTAGATCTTGGTTGGCGTGGGCGGTAGAGGCCCAGCAGTTTGTCCTGCTGCCAATGGTGTTGTAGACCCGTGGCTAGCGGCGAAGGTGTTTACTTGTGTGGTAGTGGGATTAAGTGTACCAGTCCAGGTATAACCGCCAGTGCCTGACATTCCAAAGTTTGAACTGAATAGTTGTCCTGTGTTGTTATCATTGCCTACAAAGAAAAATAATGCTTTGCCATTGGCGTCAACACCCATATTAATAATATGACCTGTTCCAATGGTGCCTGCTACTGAGCCATCGCTGTTGTAAACTTTGCCTTCGTAGGGGTCGGCTGCGTCACTGGTTAAATTAAACTGAACATATTGTCCGGTTTGCCAAGACCATTGTCCCGAGGTCCAAGGAATCTTATACATGGTGCCCGGCTGGGTACTGTAGATTTGACAAGTGGTCGTGTACATACAAGCACTGACATTCCATTGGCTGTCAGCAATCTGATAACGACCAAATTTTAAATCTGTGAATGTCTGAGCATAAGCGCATTTACTGACAGCCAGCAAAAATACAGCTACAATTAGCCATGCCCAAAATTTTGGTCTAGCAGCATTTATTATGTCTTTAATCATGTGTTCTTTTAAACCAAGTTGTTTTGTCAAGCTCGGTTAGAATCACTGCGGCAGTGACTCCAGTCTCTCTGACAGCAAGCTCAACGAAGTCTTGCCAGCGAGCAATGTAAGAGTTGTTTTCTTGAATCCATTGTTGATACATTAGTTCTAGTTGTTTGACATTGGCCATCATCTTCGCAATACTCCGCCGTTTTGTTTAATGTAAATGTTATTACCACCACCGCCACCTGTGCCAATCACTTCAGTGGCACTTTGATCGTTGTGTACAATAGTAACGGTTGTGTTACTGCTGTATCCTTGTGTTTTTACTTCGGCATAATGATCTTCGTTTGAACGAAATGCGATGCCGCGACCCTTTAGCTGTATGTCACTGGCTTCTGGATTGGTCCATGACACACAAACACTGGTGCTGGCATTACATCCGGTGGCACCTGCGCTTATTTGCATGGCTAAAATTCTGTCACGCTCAAGTTCTTCGTTGGTGTCTTGTACTCGTTGAGCAAGTCTTCTTTGTGCTTCGGCTTCAATTTCAGCTTCAATTTCTTCTCTTCTTGTGCGAGTGTGACTTCTTATTGCCTGAGCAACTTCTGGTGGTTTAGAAATAATTAATAGATTGTTGATCTTGCTTTCAACAATGTTGAGAATCACTGGTGGTGTAGGTTTAATGTCAAAAGAAATAATGTAAGTGAATTCAAATGCTTTGTCAAGCACTACAGTACCAGCGTCATTGGAGACCTCAATTCTACCTACTCTGCAACGGTTTTCTTCTAATTCATACTGCTTGACATCTTTTTCATCTTTACAGCTGGGCAGTAGCACCACAAGACTTTGTCCTGTTTCATCCACAGTCATTGAAAAATCTGTGCCACGCACAGCAATGTTTGCTGTGGGAGTATTAACAGCAACCTGTTGCGGATTATTCTTGGCAATTTGTCCACTGGCATAGCGCACAGTGCCCATGCCAACTTTCATAGCAAGACGACCTGCATCTGACTTGCGAGGGTCAAACACAAAGTCATCAATGACCAGCTTGGAATTTTCGGTAATCTTGACCTTGGTATCATCTCGGAATGTGATGGAACTAGCACAAGCTTGGGTTCTGTATGTGTCCATGCTTTCAATGCTGGCGCCCTTGACTCCAGAAGTCACTGTGCGGCCTCGTTGCACTTCACACTGAGTACCTTTGTTTTCAGCAACCACACCAATGGGTGAGGCTAACACAGTACTCAGTTGAAGTGTCAGCACCAATATAAATGGTGACTTCCACATTGTTTATCTCGAAATAGCAGTTACTGGATTAACAATGCTAGTACTACTTGTTCTAACAGTAATAGTATTATTGCTTCCTGTTGCTTGGATATTCACTGTGGTATCATTGGTGCCTTGCTGTTGTGTGGTAATGCTGTTGGTATTACCTGTCACGGAAGCAATTAACACATGTCCATTGGCGCCAGCCGAATCAGTTTGTTGAATATTAAAGATGTTGCTGTTGCCACTGACGGTCACTGTGCTACTACCATTGGAACTCATAAGTTCTTTGGTAATTTGGTTAGTGTCACCAGTTAAAACTGTTGTACTAGTAATATCACTGCCAACAATTTCTTGTAGCATCAGGTTGTTGTCGCCGGTGATAGTTTCTGTCACAGTATTACGAAGGTTTAACGCATTGTTAGCATCGCCAATTATCAGGTTAGTAAGATTACTATTACCTGTAACTGTGCTGTTGTAAACGTTGTCGTTGCCTTGGATGTTGTATCTGGTAGCGTTGCCGTTACCGGTTTGTGTTACACCAACTGTGTTTGAGCTACCTGTGATAGTAGCATAGTTTGACGAACTAGGTGCAGATGGGTTGAAAGTGGTTACACCTGTGGCATCAACGGTGGTAGCAGCCGTAGTGGCCACACCACCAATGTTGTTGCTGCCACCAACTTGTTGAAGTGTCACGGTATTGGCATTACCCACTTGTTCAATATAAACCTTGTTAGGTCCGGTAGCAGAAGCTTGCGCGAATGCACTATTGACACTTATGATACCAAGTCCGACTACCAAGGCCTGAAGCACAAGGTTTTTGTTTTCTTTAAAAAATGTCATTTTTCCAATGGGCAGATTATTGTTCTCTACCTACTCTCCTGGGCGCTTTGCCCTCTGTACCGGAATTCTTATCCGGATTTGTAAGTCCTACTACTCTTGGACTTTTTTAAATTACTATCTAAGTATTTTTCTTCATCCTTTGCTAGATTCTTAGAATCCTTTTCATTCCACCGTTGTTCCTGCATCAGCTGCTGGTACCTGGGGTGGCGTATTGGCTTGTGGCGGAACCAACTCATCTTTCTTTACCTCCGATGCTGGCAGAGCTGAAACTTGTTCTTTAAAAGACCAGTGTCCTTTGCGGGCACCTTCGCGAATAGTTTGCACGACTGCTGCCTGAACTGCCATGTTTATAGCCTTGTTAACACTTTCATTGATGTCAACACCGGTTTCAGCTTCTACTGCCATTGTACCGCTGTCAACGAATTTCAACACACCTGCTTTGTCTAAGTAGCTTAATACCGTTTTAGTAATGGTAACGCTGGTCAGTACTTCACCAGTGGCCACACTTACAGTACGCAAGTTGACTGTAACTGTGTCGCTTTGATACTGTGTTTGAGCTCCAATACCAAACAAGCGCACACCTGTACCACCGGTGAGTTGGTTTGTGTCGTAACCAACGATTCCGCCTTCAACAATAATACCAGCAAACACCATTGGCGGCAAAGGTCTAGCATCCTTGCCTTGATATAGTTCTCTGGCCTGACGAATCATCTGCCGCTCTTTGATGAGATTGTCTAGGCCTACTCGTTCCAGTACTGTGAACCAACGAGCTTCGCCGGCATCTTGCAACGCCTTGATCAAATAGCTTTCTGCACCCTGTGTCACTGCGCTACTCAAGCTGGCCACATTGGGCAAGCTTTTACGCTGTCCTGTTTTGTCCATGAATCCATAGACTGCCACAGGGATTGGACCACCTGCAGGTGGTCCTAATGTTTCAGACTGTTTCTTTAGATAAGCGCCTTGATCAATCACAGGTTCTTCGTATTGATCTCCACTTATTCGTTCACGCAGGAATTCTCCTGTGGCGCAACCTGACAGTAGTAGTGTTAATGCCGTAGCAGTAAGTAGTCGAGTATTCATATGTCAATCCTTAAATTCTAAATGCTGCATATGGCATTACTAGTTCGGTAAAGTTGTTGGGGTTACCAATTTCTTCAATGCGTACAATGATATTGTTACCAGAAATACGCCAGGTTATGTTCTGTCCGCCAATGTCAATGTCACCACAAGGTCCACCCGAAGACAATGGAGTACATGTTGGAGTGCCTGTAGATGAACCAAACAAGCTGTCAGTGATGCGTTTTGCTAGTTCACTGTAGATTCGTGTTTCCATGCTGGCTTGGAATCTAGCCTGTGGTGTGTTGGCTGCGGCTCTTTCTGCAGCCTGCTTGATTGCATCTGCGGCAGCTTTGTTTTTGTCTTTTTGCTGATCTTCTAATTGTTTTAGTGTCAGCACATGACTACTCCATCCCAAGCCTGAGAATGAAGGACTGTTGAAGTTATGTTGAAGTTCAGCGGCAGCAACGGAACTAATCGCACACATTGCCGCGGCAGTAACAAGACAATTTTTAATTTTCATACAAACTAACCCTAAGTTTATAGTGGGGTCATACCACTATAGTATAGTGTTATTTAAAAGGAAAGTATAAAAAATTAAAAAGGTGCTTAACCTTTAACTGTTATTTTAATTCTCTAGTAGTAGAGGTCACGGTCTTGGATACACCACTGGGTGTGGTTTCCGTGTCTGCAGGAGTGTTTACTGCGGTCAAGGCCTCAAGCATTGGGCCTGATTCAAAGTAATTGCGAGCATATCCGCCCATCTTGGTAGTACGGAATTGGCAAAGCTTATTGCTGCCTTTGGCAACCTGTTCGCCTTCAGCTGGCACAGTCCATATTTGAATGGTACGACTGTTGCCCTTGTTGATATATTTTACATCTAGATCCAGATGTTTCATGACATCTTGCAAGTTATCACTGAATCTAAGTATCTTGTAGCTACCTGAACTGATCTTGTCATCTAGTTTAACTACTTCAACATCTTCCAAGGTGTCGCCACGAGCATAGATATTGGCAGCACGAGCCAGCTGTTTGACAATGGCAGCTTCGGCACCAGGCTTTTGATTTTCAATGTGTTCTTCCACATAAGGATACACCACATCGTCGTAGAACTTTAGCAGGTTGTTGTAGACAGTTTCTTCGCCTTGTGCAGGATCAAATTGATCTTTGTGTGCATTGATGTTGAGATCAAAATTGGTTTTAAACCACTTGCTTAGGTTTTCAAAGCTCAATCCTGATGCCTGTCCTAGTGTATCACTGCTATAGGTCTTTAAGCTTAGTAGATTTACTTTGGTGCCATCTACTTTGAGTGTTAGGTCGGCCTTGGTGCCTTTGGCATCGCTGGTGCCGTCGCTGACAACATCAATGTGATTGTTATTTTTATCGTTGCGAACTCGTTGAGTACTTTGCTTGACACTGGCCGAGTCATTGGCATACTTGATGGTACTGGACAGCACAGCCTGTAGATCGGAGTCAAATTTTCCTGCCGAGGCCTGCTTTAAAAATGCTTCGGCACTACGAGCCGGAACACGAGCAAGGAAATTTAGTGTGTCAGTTTTTGCACCCTGGTCTGGATATTGAATAGATGAGCTAACAGTAAAAACATAATTCTTACCGTCAATTTCAGCATTGACATGACCCAGCATGTCCATGATTTGGTCAGCTCTGATCTTTTCACCAATGGCAAAGAACTTGGCAGCAACACAGAGTCCCATGAACAGTTCTGCTAAGTGCCCGGCATTATAGTCTTTTTTCTGTTCTAGGCTGGTAAATTCAGTACCTTTAAATAAAAGACTAAGTGGTTGTTCTTGTTCTTCACCGTCAATGGTCATGCGTACCTTTTTAGGCAACGCAGACTTGATATCTGGATTATCTAACGCAGCCTGCAACAGTGGAATTTGATCCTTATCAATTATCGCATAGGGTTCTGTGAAACGGCTGCGATACTCAGGATCTATTGGCAAGGATTTATCAGCATCCACCAAATCAATAAGAGTGCGTAGATATTTGCCCCCATGCTTGATTAACTCGCTGGCGGTCAAGTTCTTTTCAACAACTATGATATCTCGCAGTATCATTAGATTGTAATACCCTGCTTGCCCAATGTTTCTCTAGCATCGGCCAAGATTGCGTCGGCATTTGGATTATTTTCAAGTGCGGAGAGTGCTGCCTCCACGCTGGTCAATGCCGACCTATCATGTTCTTCACCAAAAATCATGTGAGCAATTTCATCTGGTTGATCAGTGACCAGCTCGTTGGTTTCTCTGCTGAGCAGTCCGTTAGTGGGACTCCATTTATAACCAGCATGTTTGGCCACTGAACTTAGTACAACATGTTTGCTGGCATCTTTGTGTTGGCTGTTAGGATCAGCAGCCATACTAAACTTTGCAAACTTTAGGTTTGGCAAAAACATAAAATCTGTCTGTACAAATCCACGATCTGTTGAGCCGCCAATGGGAGTTTTAAAATGTACACTGACGCCGCTTTTCTTAATACAGTCCTTGGCATCCATGTTGTTTTTACCACACCATGCTGTGAGTTTGGCAATTAATTCGTCTTTGCCAACACCCGGCGGCATACCAATGTCTAGGTCACCACTGGTGGGTTTTTTACCAGTGGTGCCTAGCATGTGTGGTACATGTTCGTAGCTGGTGATTTTTTCCAGCCAGCGAACAGTGGGTTCTACATCTGCTTGATTAATGCGTTGCGTGAGAATTTCACCGTCTTTGCTTTTAAAGACATTGCCACCTTCTTTGACAACACGAAGCGTTGTTGTAATTTCACGCAATAACATTATATCAAACTGCCTTTTTCTTACGACGAGTAGCTGTCTTCTTCTTAGGCTTGGCTTCTTCTGCAACAGGAGCAGGAGCAGGAGCCGCTTCATCAGGAGCAGGAGCCGCTTCATCAGGAGCAGGAGCCGCTGCAACAGGAGCAGGAGCAGGAGCCGCTTCATCAGGAGCAGGAGCAACAGGCACAGTATCTAAAACAGTTAGACCAGCAACATTGTGTGCCACTGTTGTGGTCTCAGCTGATGCTTCTACCTTGTATGGTGCAGCCTCTTCGGCCACTGCTGACTTTTCTTCTTTGTTCCTAAAGAAGAAAAACCAAACTCCAACGGCTACGGCGGCTATGATAAGGATTTCCATTTTAATTTCCTTTTTGTATTCAGGACGAATCTATTCGGCCCATTGTGATATATTTAGTGTTATTTTAATTTAATTCCGGCCTAATTTAATAGCAGTTTTGTTATTTCATTGCGGTATTTGGCCAACATAAGCTTGGTTTTATTGGCCTTTTCTAAGGCGGCTGGTGTAGCTGCCTTGTCAAATTTACTGGAATTAATGACCTTTTCCAGTTTGCTGTCAAGTACACGAGCAATTTGTTGCATCATGTCTTGTTTGTTGGCAACATGATCCAGCGCACCTGTGCCAAGCAATTTGGCCTGCTCTAGGTCTGTGACCAATGCTTTAATGGTCAACACAATGTCGCTGATGCGCTGTTCGTCCTTGAGTCCACCGTGCTTGGCCAAATTACCTGGAATTTTGGGTTTGGCACCATGTGCCAGTTCATAGTAGTAAGCATAGATATCTGCACCCCAATTTTCTGGGTCCAGGCTTACTGTGGCAAGTTCAGTGTCCTTGCTTTGACGGAAATTCACCGGGCGGCCTGCACGAGTCTTGACTTGTACACCCTGTACACCTATGCTGAGGTTTAGCACTTCGGCAAGACTACTGACCAAGCTGGTGTTGATTACACCCTTGACACGATATTCAGGTGCCAGCATTCTAGCCCAGTTGGCATGTTCATGATAGGTATAGATTAGGTCAACCTGTACGGGTCCAGCTGAAGTATCCATGATAACATTGGTACCGTTGCTGGTACTGTACTTGGAATGGCCTTGTGTGAATTCTTCAACGGCTGCGGCATATTCACTGGTACGACGAGCAGCACCTATGCCTTCTCTGCTGTGAATATAGCACATGACATCTACATCACCGTATTCTCTTTCAGGATCCTGTACAAGATCACGCTTGTAGTATGTGCCAGACCCAACAGGTCTACCCATCTTGATTTCAACATCAAGGCCCTTTTCTGCTTGCCACTGATTGAATTCAGTTTCAAATTCTTTTAGTATGCCCACTGCTTCTTCAATTACCGCAGGTGTAATCTTGGTGTTTTGTGTAGCAGTACTGGCCCAGCCACCTTCGTCCAGCAAGGAATGTCCACCTTCCATGATGGCCATTTGCATGGGTGTAAAAGATTCATTTCTGCCGCTTTTCATGTTGGCACACCAGTGTGCCATTCGTTGTCGTTCGCCCGAGCTGGCTGCTGCCAAACGGCGTAATTCAGCAACACTCTTACTGCAATCTACACCCATGCGTTTGGCCAAGCCCTTGCGTCCGGGCTTTCGGCCATCAGCAAAGTTTTCGCCAACTTCTTTGGTTGATTCAGATAACAGTGATGCATCAGCAAACCAAGGATCGATGATTACCAGTTGTCCATTGGCTCTACGCATGACATTTTCTGTGTGCAGGTCCCAGCCCATCTTGTTGATCCGTCCAGTCTTGTACAGCATGGCCATAACAGAATACAACAAGTTCCAAGCAGCCTCGTTGGCACCTGACAAACTAGAGACCTTGGCAGCTAGTTGATCTGCATGACGCGGCCAGTGAGAATTAATCCAAGGATGCGGATCTGACAGTTCTTGTTTGACTTGAGGCCAGGGCGTGCCGCGAGCAACATAGTCGCTGAGATACCAGATCATGGCTTCTTCAAAGGTGTTTTTCTTGACGGGATACAAGCGTTCCATATCAATTTGAATGTATTCTTTGTCTAGGACATCAATGGTGTTGTATTCATTGAACACAGGCAAACAAGGAATATCAGTCCGCTCTTGGCAGAACTCGTAGAACTTTTTAAAAACTTCTACAGCCTGACTGCCCTCATCTTCGGGCATGAGAATCTTGATTACATGACTGTCGTCTTTGGCCCATATTGTACTGTCAGCGCCGCTGCCAATTTTGGAATATCCCAGTTTGCGGAATTCTCGGGAAATGTCTCTAGCATAGGCTGTGCCTGTTTCTGCTTCTCTTACACCCACTTCCGGACGCCATATCATGTTCTTGGCACCTTTTACCGTGGGCTGAAAGCCATGTCCGCGATAAAACTTCATCAGCTTGGCTTGGCTGACACGACCCTTGTCCCAAGGGAACAATGTCAATGCCACACCATGTTCTTTTGCCATGCCTTGCAGTTCTTTCATGGCACGACTGCCTACGCCCTTTCGTAATGGATAAGCTTGAATCCATTTGATTTCTACAGCATTGGGTCTACCAAAGCTGGGAACTAGCTCAAACATGGCAACTTGTTGCTCTTCGCCTGACCCCCAGCTTATCACATGATTGTTTTGAAAGGTGTAGGGATAACGAGCATAAACTGCATCAATAAACTCTCGAGCGCGGCCAGCGTCTTGACTTTTTAGTTTTATAGGTTCTTCGTTCATGACCACAGTAGTGCCAGTTTCAGCAACAGCCTCTGATGTATGGTGCTTGGAAAGATCAAATGTGACTTCACCATAAGAACCACCTGATTTGACTTTTACTGGGCCTTTAAAAACTTCATTGGGTTTGACACTTGTTCTAAAGATATTATTAGCAACAGAAAGGTTGGCATGAGTGTGTAATTCGCCATCTTTGTCATACACCACAACCAGAGGGTTTTCATCTGTTTCGCGCGAATTTTCTACTTCACCCAAGCCAATTTTACCTGGATATAGTAGTCCTGATCTAATTCGTTCGCCACCGTCAAAGTATTTTAGTTCAACTGGCAAAGTGTCCCAGCCCAGGCGATCTGCTGCCATGATTCTGTGATTGCCTTCCATGACCCAGGGTTCGCCATTCCATGCCACACAGACAAACGGCTTGTATTCTTCGCCGCGGCTGGTTAGTGGCAGCTTGCCTGTGTCTTTCATGATTTTCATAATGGCTGCAAGGTCTTCCTGACGAACATTTTTTTGTTCGCCACGAGCACCAGGTATGCGAGCCAATAAGCTGACAGGTAACACCACATGTGAAGGCTGTCTCACATACGCAGTTGTACTGCCCATGTAAGGAACACCAAAGCTGTCGCGACCACGCTTTTTAGCATAGGCAATTTTGTCTTCCAGCCATTCTTCTCTAGGCACATCGGTTACTAATGAGGCTTCATTTACAGGAAGACCACGATCGGCTGCCGCCGCGGAATTGATATCCCACCACTCGCCGGGGAAATATTCCACTTCCAGCATGTCAGCAGGTACTGTGTTGGATACTATGATTTCTTGATCGTCGCGCTGAATGCCATTGGGGTTTTTGGGATAGACACCAAATTTGTCAACCAGATCTAGCCAGCGCACACGAAACATAGTGGCATCAGCAGCATCAACATGATAGAAACCTTCATCAGGCTCGTAGGCAAAATACACGCCGGAGCCTGCGTAACCGTGCTTGCTGGGAATCAACCCTTTGTGTTTTACACTTTCTAGCCCGCGTGGCAAATAGCCTGCATGATAAACATATTCGCCTGGTGTTCTTGTCATGGTTCTTTACATCACATAAATCTTGCCAACAGCTTCGCTGAGCACATCGCTGAACATGATTTCCATGTCTCTGGCCAGCAATTCTGTGGCATGTTGTCTTTCTGTTTCATCTCTAAGCTCTGCTGATCGCACAGACATAACTCTAGTAGGTCGACCCCAGGCTTGTCGACCATACCCAATGCTCACTGGCAGAGGATTAAGTTCGATTCGGCCTTTGCCCAAGTATTGTGCAAACAGTTCATAGAGGAATTCATAGGGTCTGCGTATTTCGCCTTCTCTACTGCTACGCTGTGTACCAATGGCATTGAATAAAGCATTGTATTCTTTGCTGAGTTCATATTTTAATTCGCCACCAGGCTGGCCAGCCTTGCCGTAGAAGGCTTGTAGTATTTGATTGATGTTGCTGAAAAAGTGTCGTTCGGCTTCTTGCCAAGTGTTGCTGGTAGCTTTCTTGCCTCTTCCACCGGCCACAATGGCATGACCAAATCTATGTGCCATAACCCAAGGAGTAAGCATACGCTTGGCATCTCCCTTGTTGCCCACAAACACTATGGTAATGGCATCTTCATGCCCGCGAACAATTTCTTCGCCATCCTCGCCAAAAATAATTTTCACAGTTGCCGGATCCATTGGGCCATATTCGCTGTAGCGTCCAGTGCCAGATACATTGCTGAAAAACAAGCGAAAATCATAAGGAGTTTGTTCAAAGAATCTTTCGGCCTTGATGCGATTCCGTGGATGCGGAACCAGCTTTTTATCAGGCCCTCTAAAAGGACCGGGTTTATCGAAGTTACCAATGGGCTGATAATCAGCCATGGGTACTTCGCTGATTATGTCACGCAATCTCATCAGTGGAACAGGAGATAACTGCCAATGACATCATTACGATTGGCCGAATTATCACCGTCTCCTGGCATTACAATCACATTCCACTTTGGCGTGTCACCCACTGGTGTGTCCATCATTTGGTCATATGTGAGAATACTGGCTTTGTCAATGGCATAGTGTTTGGCCATGCGTGTTTTAAAATCCTCAAGATTTTCTGGACTGACAAACTGCATACGGCCTTTGGCATCCTTGATTAGATTCAAGCCCTTGCGAGCAACTAGATCAAAGAACATGTCCTTGGGCACTACCTTGCTGTGCTTGACTCGATTGAAGTCTACTTTCTTTTCCTGTCCGCTGAGTGCGCCTTGACTGAAGTTCATGTTGAAGTTCTTGGGGCGATCACCAGTGGCCACATCAGCAATCTTGGTATATGCATAAAAACCCACATCAGGATTGTCTCTGGCAACACCATAGGCCATGTCCAAGTACTCTGGGCTAAAGAAATCTCCAGCATCATGCCAACGCACAACAACGCGAGCACCCTTCTTGGCCATCTTGGATCTTGCGGCAGCAATTTCTGCATTCAGCTTGTTGGCAAATCCTTCGGGGTCATTGAGCAAGAAGTTGAGCATACGAGCTAGACCCATGCTCACAGCCTTAAACATCACATAGCTGCCTTTCATGGCATAGCAGTAGGTCTTGCAAGCACCGGCTCCGGGGCAAGTATCTACCACAACAAACTGCCCGGTCTTTTCATTCACAGCAAGACCCTTCAATGCTGGTAGACCGATATCAAAGATTGCTTCTGTTCCAGTTTCGCTGTGTTGCATCTTGGCGTTTTGCCCCAGGATGCTGGCAGGTCTGGTCATGATTTCTTTTCTTAGGCTGTCAAGGTCATATTTGCGACCTTCTTCGTTTTTGATTTGAATACTGGAAGCATGTACATAAGGGTAATCATACTTGTCGCGCTTGGTCTTTTCTTTGCTCTTGGTACGATCCAAGAACGCTTGCATTTCATCGTCGGGTATGTCGCGATAGTTTGCGCCAAGTCCAAAGTCGCCAGGTGCTTCGTTTACAGATTCATTGGCAGCAATGTCAGCACCTTTGTTGAAACTATTGCTGTGTGAATTTGGAACACGACCTTTGCGCTGATACCAGTTGTAACCGGCTTCGTGTCCACTGCAATCCCTGGTGCAGGTACTGCCTTTGAAAGTCAATTCATCGACACGACTGTAGTGTTCATCGTGGCCGGAAATTTCCATTTCGGCATGGTCTTCGGCATCGGCCAAACTGTAAAACCATTCTGGCTGAATTTGACCTCTCCACTCACCTACGCCGCGAGCAGTATAAGCATCTCTGTTGAAACTGTGATAGATGATGTATCCTTTGCCCTGTCCGGCAATGGTAATTCTGTCGGGATTTTCTGTGTTGGCTTCTTCTAAATCTTGTGCTTCCGCCACACCTTGTTGACCTGTAAGTTCTGCATATTCGTCCCAATAAAAATCTAAACTATCTTGCAAAACTGACTGTGCAAATTTGGAACCATACTTTTGATCCAATAGGCTCCATAGTTCTTCACCAAACTCATCACGGTCGTAATCCGACACTTCGCCGGCTATGCGTTTGACAACGGGCAGCACACGGTTGTATTCTCTGTCGCCTAAAAAGCCTTCCGCCACACCTTGCTTCTTATAATAGAAACTATGAACATCAGACTCTGGATTATACTTGACAACTAAATCACCAACAGTAAATTCATCTCCATATTCTTCTACTGCTTGAGCAAAACCGGTAGCATCACCAAAGATGTGTTCAATCACATCATCATCGGTGCAGTTACCAATGTAGTTTAGATTGTCCGAGCCTTCTGCCACACCTTCTTCTTTGACGCTGACAACCTTGGCCATGGAGTAATGTCGAGCAAATTTTTCTCGAGCTACTCGCTCGCTTTGTGCTTGCACACGGTATGTTTTACGGCCGCCT